GGGACCATGGGGGATGTACCGGTAAGACGAGTCTGGCGAAGTACCTTGCAGTGAATTACAGAGCATTGATTTTGGATGGCAAGGCAGCAGACGTGAAGCACGGGATTGTTATGTACCGTATCGGGTGTGGTAAGTTACCCGAGGTCATTGTGATGGACTACACCAGGTCGATGGAGAATTTTGTATCGTACCAGGGGTTAGAGAATGCATTGAATATGTGCTTTTTCAGCAGTAAGTATGAGACGGCGATGGTATGTGGGCCGTGTCCTCATGTTATTGTTTTCGCGAATTTTGAGCCTGATTACGAAAAGCTAAGTAAGGATAGGTGGAATGTTCACGAGGTTCAACCTATTGAATCACGACGCTCCGCTGACCCAACCCCCCAAGAGGTTGAGGAAGTGTGAAGTCATAGGCCCCTACGAATGAGGTTAGGGAACGGGTTAGGGTTAGGGTTACTGTGTACGACGCGCTAACGCGCTGACCCAACCCCCCAGTGGTTTGGAATAAGTAAGAAGTCACAGGCCCCTAACTGTGGTCCAGAGCACCGTAAGTAATAAAAGTCACATTTATTTAGTAAGTCTGGCCCTTAACGATCCAGGACATTTCAAGATGGGGATACTGAGAGTCTGCTACTTCATTATTGTTGAAGCAAAGAAGCCATACCTTGTTCTCAGGTTTGATGTCTTCGTACGCGATGGTACTAAGACCGACGTCGTCTCCGACTCCTGTTGCGGTTGGGCCGCCACCAGTGGACTTGATGGTGGTGCCACCGTAATTGACGGTAAAGTTGATGCGACGTTGTCTCGGGGCTGGGTTCCAGCCAACAGCGGTGTGGGCACCGGTATGGGCGGTGTTAAGCTCCCAGCGCTTGAGGATCTTGTAACGGGAGGTATTGAGGTAAACACCGAATTGATGGTGTTGAGTCCCAAGAGTAGGGGGTTCGGGACAGAAGAAGTCCTTATGCTTGGTGAAAGCAGTCATGGACTGGGTGTCGTTATATACGTCAGTTGCTACGTTCTTCTGTAGCTTGACGAGGAAGATGGTGTGGTCGATGTCAGCGTCCTCGCTGCCGGGGGAGATTTTCATATCGACATATTGCTTATAGATGCGTAGTGTATCACGGATCTGTGAGGTGCTCCCTATATCACTGAGCGTCTGCCGCCAGCCACATAGGGTTGCAGAAAGAAGGGGGCCATCGTCATTGGCTTCCGCCTGGATGGACGGGGTCTGTGTGGGACCACTACTGAGAGGCACCGCGAGCGGGCTGTACAGGGAGGAAGCGCCTGAGCTCATGTTGATCGCAGAGAAGCCACCGCCGTAGGTGATGGGGTGGCGCATGGGCTTAACGGCCCGTTTGAGCGCGATGAGTTGCGTCTGGTTGCTCTTAATTTGCTTGCGCTGAGACCGAGCAGACGTAGAACCATAGCGAATACGGCGAAGATTACGGCGAGACGTAGATCGTTTAAAGCCGCGTCCCTTGATAGAGTAGGATCGCTTGGCATAGCGCGGCATAGTAGAGTTCGCCTAGGTGGCTTGGTGTTATTTATAGTGTTCAAAAATTAATTAACACCACATTTTTTTTCCGAACAGTATATACACCGGCGGACCACTTGGACCGACGAGGTCTGATAATGGATCAGATGGATGATTTAGGTAGTACTGAGAATCATCCAAAAAAGAGAGGAAAATATGCAAAAAGGTTTATTTTCGTATGGAATAACTATGGTTCAGATAGTGTGTCACTACTGGAACGTGTTTTCAAGCTCTTTGGTGTTAATTATATTTTTGGCAAAGAGGTCGGCGAAAATGGTACGCCGCATTTGCAGGGATACATTGAAGCACCAACTAGAGTGAGACCAATCGAGAAATATAAATTGCCGCAGCAGATACATTGGGAGATCGCTAAGGGGACGCGTGCGGATAACGTGAAGTATGCAAGTAAAGACGGAGACTATTGTTGCACACCGGAGTTAAAGCCACAACGTGAGATGGTCTTGATTAAACCTCAAGGATGGCAGTGTGAGGTATTGAAGATTATCGAAGGGGTGCCCGATGGCAGAACCTTGCACTGGTTCTGGGACCATGGGG